AGCGCGGCCAGATTTTGGAACGCGATGGTTCCGGGGCGGGCCGTCACATACTTCGGGTTCGACTGATCGAATACCAGGTTGGAGAGCGACCGACAGGCGCCCGGGAAGCGCTCGGTCGCATCGAAGGCGTCGGTGAGCCCTCGAGGGGTGAAACGGACGGGTTGCGAGTCGGAGATCGGCACAGCGCCCCCTCCTAGTACGGCATCGTCTTGATCGGTTTCGCGTACTTGCCCGAGCGGAAGCGCCGCGGGTCGAGCTTCACTTCCTGCACGGCGCGCTGCTCGTCGCCCTGCTGGATGAGATACGGCGCCAGCATCTTCTCCGCCTCGGCCTCGAACTCCGCCTTGCGGCTGTCGCCCGTGATGCCCATCATCGTCGCAGCACCCGCCGTCACGAGATACTTTGTGTGCGGGAACCAGGGGATCACGGTGGAAGTCTCCGGGGCCGCGATGTCGGGCTGATCCATGAAGTAACGGAACGTCGCGTTGATCTGGGCGTTCGATTGCGGATAGATGAACATCTGGCCGGCCGAGGTCATCGTGCCCGTGCCGGCGGGGCCCGGCACCCACGTCTGCGCCGCGGTAGAGACGTCGGTCGCGAACTCGTAGGGATAGTTCGCGGTCTGGATCGCCTTGAATTCCGCATCCCATTGCTCCATCGTGATCTTGGCGAGGAATTGCGTCATGCCCATCGGCGTCTGGAGCGGATAGGACAGGTCGTAGGGCCGCAGGTAGTCGGCAGGCAACAGGATCGGTCCATTGGTGCCCGCGGGAATCACGAAGGGAAAGATCGTGACCCGGTTCATCTCCAGGTCACGCACGCGCTTCAAGTCCTCGAGGACCAGGGTCAAGCATTGCCCCGCGATCGCGATCATCCCCGTCTGCCCCTTGGCGATCTGGGAGATGAGGAGGCAAATCGCGGAGCTTTGCATGACCTACGCCCGCGCCTCGATCGTGCCGATCTTGAGCTTCGCAGCCGAGATGGCCGCGCGCAGCGATTCCGCCTGCTTCTTCCAGCCCTGCGCGTTGAGCACCATCTGATTGAGCTCCTTTTCCTCGGCGGAAGTGAACTTCACGCGGTCGGGGCGCTGCAGATCGCGCGAGGCGGCGTGCTTCGCCTTCAGCGTTTCTCCGCGCTCGAGGGCGTCCTTCATGCCCTGTTCGAGTGCGGCAATCTGCGCCTCCTTGTTCACGATGTCGCACCGCACCGCCTGGCGGTCGAGCGCGTCCTGCCACTCGTCGATGCGCTGGTTCACCTTGTCGGGCGTGTCGTCGGAATACAGGTGCCCCGACACCATGATCTCGCGCGTCTGGGTGAGCATGAGCTTCACGGTCACGGTGCCGGTGATGAGGCGCGGGTTCCCATCCACGTCGACGCCGGCCCCGGGCGGCAGCGGCATTTTGGCCGTCATGCGACCCTCCGCGGCGAAATCCGTTGCTCCTGCGGCGTGCGGTAGGCGTTCTCGTTGGACCCATTGATGTTGCGCTCGTGGTCCCAGAGACGATAGATGATCTCCTTCACCGTGCGTAGCGTGTCCTGGTCGCATTCCATCACGGCGCCGTGATAGAGCGGCACCCCATTGATCGTGATCTCCATGCCGCCGATGGGCGGGAGGTCGATCTTGTAGAAGTAGACCGGCAGTTCGACCGTCTTCATGAGCGCCTTGTAGACCGGGCGGCCCTGCGCATCGTAGGCCCCTTCGACTTCGGCCATGCGATCGAAGCGGCGCACCTTCACCTTGCGCCCGGTCGCCACTTCGGTCACGACACGCTGCAAGAGCGTTCCGCCCTGTGCCTCGGCCGCGGCGAGCGCAGCCTTCTCGGCATCGCTACGCGCGAGCTCGGATGCGTCGAGTTTCGCCTCGAGCTCGGCAAGCCGCGCATAGAGCGCATCCAACTTGTCGGGCTCGATATGCCGCGTCGATGCGATGTTGTGGACGCGCCCCTCTTCCGACTCGCGAGCCGGGGGCTCCGAGCCTTTATTGCTACGTGCCATGTGGTTCCCCTTGCGTCAGAACGGAGCCGGGCCCATTCCCGGCTCCGCGTGTTTCACCGCTACGAGAGGTCTGCCGCCGTGCCGACGTTGAAGCCCGGCGCGAAGGCGGAAGAGGACTCGGTGCGCGCGAAAAAGCCTTGGTTCAGGATGATCGACCCGTAGAACGCTTTCCACGACACCACACGCGTCTGGTTCAGGCGGTCCGACTTGTCCGCCCCCGTGAGGTAGTGGAACTCCGGGTTCTCCAAGATCACCTGGCCGTAGGAGTGATTGCCGATGAAGAAGGTCGGGAAGACGTTGACTCCCGTCGTGGGCGCGGCGGGCGGCGTCTGCACGGCACCGATGCCCGTCAGCACGACGGTCGCGCCCGAAGGCAGCTGGGTCGCCTGGCCGGCCAGCGGCCCGGTCTGCGGTCCGCTCGACGTGAGCCCGAGGTTCACGGGCGAGTTCGTGGTCCCGATGTAGACGTTGAAGACGTAGCCCGGCAGCACCGGGAGCGTCACCGAGATCGAGCCCGTGGGGCCCGTGACCGAGATCGAACCCGAGACCTGGTAGATTTTCTGCTCGACCGAGGTCAGCACCGGGGCGGCGGTGACTTGCACGAAATATGAGTTGGTGGCGAGCGTGCCGCCCGCGGTCGACGCCGAACCGTTGATGGCGGCCACTCCCGTCCAGTACGGAACCATGTTCGACTCGACCCAGCGGAAGCCGCCCCACGCGCCGAGCTCGTTGTTGTAGAGCCGGTTCACGTCGGAGTACGACCAGGCGTTCGTCACCACCGAGTTCTCGCGCATGTCCTGCGCCACCAGCGGGTGCACGATCGACACGTAGTGCGGCATCGCGGCGGGCGACTTCGACGGATCGCGGTAGGAACCCGCCTCGATCATCATGTCCTCCCGCTCGTCGCCGTTGAAGCGAGGGGCGCCATAAGTGACCATTGAGCCGTAGACGCGGTTGGATTCGTGCGGGCTCAGGACGTCGGTCACGAGCAGCGCCGCGCGGTTGGCGCGCGAGTTCACGAAGTTGATCTGCGTGCCCGCGAGCAGCGTGTTGAAGGTGTTGCGCTCGAAGGTCTCGGGCATCTGGATCGAGACCAGCTGGATTGCCTGCTGGAAGAGCGGATGCTTGATCGTGAGGTTCGCGACGTCCGAGATGATGACGCAATCGCCCCATTGCTGGGCGGTCGCCGTCACCTGGAAGAGCGTCACCGCCTCGCCCGCCGGGGCGGTGCCTTCTTGTAGTTGCGCGTAGGGCAGCGGCAAGCGCTGGTAGCGCGAGGCCGTGTACGTGGTCCCGCGGTTGGTGTCCAGGTGCAGGGGCTTGCCGAACTGGTACGCGACTAGCTGCCGGCGGGCCAACGGCTCGACTTCATCCTGGATGAACGCTTCGACGTCCGACTGGAACGCGGGCGCCGTGTTCACCACGCCCAGCGTGAGGAAGGACGCGAGGAGGTAGATCAGTTTTTTGAGCATGGCCGTTCCCCTGTGAATGAAAGATGCCTCAGATGATCTTGCCGTCGAGCTTGGCGGCGCGCTTCTCGCGATCCGTCATGGCGCCGCGCCGGCCCGTGACGTCGCTGCGCGTGACCGGGCGCCCGTGGCGCGCAACGCGCGTGATGTCGGGCTCCTTCGCCTGCTTCTTGCCGGCGGTGAGCGCGCCCTTCACCATCTCTTCGCCGACGATGAATTTCAGGATCGTCTCGCGATCGATGTATTTGCCCTCTTTCTTGAGGGATTCGCTCTTCGCTTCCACCTGCGCCTCGAAGCGGCGCGCGAGCTTGCCGGTGGCGTCTTGCCGGGCACACATGCGCGCGAACTTCGCCTGGTCGTTGGTCTCCTGCGCCAGCATGTAGGCGTGCGCCGATTGCGCGCTGTTCTGGCGCAGCGTCCGCGACGAGTTCGCGTACCACTTCTGCTCGGCGGTGGAATTCGGGTCGTCGAGGATTTTCTGCTCGGCTTCCCACACGCGGCGCGCCTCGACGGCGGCGGGATTCTCGGCAGGCGGCGCGCTCGAACGGGCGCGATCGGCCGCTTCACGCGCTTCCCTAGCGTCGCGCTCGGCCTTGTCGGCGCGGGCGCGCTCGCGAGCGATCTGCGCTCGCGTATCGCCGTCATCGTCTTCGGGAGGATTGTCTTCTTCCTCCGCGTCTACGACGTCCTCGAGATCGAGTTCGTCGCCCGGAGGGTCGTCGCCCGGGGGGTCGCCCGCGGGCGGATCGGGAGGATCGGGCGCGTCCGCGCCGAGGGTGAGGAAGCTGGCGAGGAGTGCGGTGAGCGGCTTGATGTCCATGATCGAATTCCCTCCCGAGGAAGTGTCAAACTGCGTTGGTGCCCGTCACCGTCGAGCCCATGCCGGTGATGGTGAGGAGCGGCGAGTAAAGGCCCGCGAGACCCGGCGTGTAGCCCGAGACCGGGATCGTGGTGGCGCCGTTCAACGTGGCCGCGGTGGCGGTCCACACCGTTCCCGCGGGCGTTGCGATCACGAAGGACGTAGCCGAAGTCACCTTCACCACGGGGTACCAGCCGGGCGGAAGCGTGCCGGTTGTGGTCCCGATGAAGAAACCGTTGCCCACGACGGGCGAGATCGCATTGGTGCCCAGCGTCACCGTGAAGGCGTTGGTCGAGCCCACCTGCGCGATCGACGTGAAGGTACTCCCGGCGGTGAGCGCGGAGCCCGTGGTCGTCACGACCTGCGTCACCTGGCCCTGGTACCAGCGCATCGAGGCGGCCGGAAGTGAGGTCGTGCCCGACAGCGTGACCGCGGTATCCGAGAGCGTCGGCGTCGCGATCGTGGTGGCGGCGTTGGTGAGGATTTGGAATCCGAAGACCTGCCCGATGAACGGGTTCACCAGGGTATTCACGATGTTGTAGGCGTAATCGATCGTGACCGTGACCGCGCCGCCGTTCGTGAAGCGCTGGAAGAGGTTCTGTATGGAGGTGAGCGTGGCCGAAGCGCCGGCCGAGGTCGAGAACTGCTGCTGCGAGTCGGCGAGCCCCGCGAGGATGACTTGTTGCAGGATGGCGTTCAACGCCGTGCCGTCGACGAGCGCGCCGTTCTGCACGAGCGCCGCCGGGAGCAGGGCATTCAAGGGCGCCCCCACCGCTCCGAGGGAGAAGGCCGAGGAGATCAGCGCCGCGAGGGCCTTGCGATTCATCTTCATCTTCGTTTCTCCCTTTGAAAATTACGCGAAAGGTAATCCCGTCAAGAGGTTATGTCAAATGTGTGTTAATTCGGGAGCACCATCATCAACCAGCCCACGAGCGAAACTGTCCCGCCGCTCGGGAAGTCGGACGCCTGAAGCTGCGTCACACTAACCGCCGAGCCGCTGGCGATGAACGTAAGGCGCGATTGACCGTCTGCGACTTGCAGCGAGACTTCCGTGTAGCCCGCTTTTGTTATGCCCGACCACGTGAGCTTTCCCGCGAGCGCCATGCCCGCGCTCGCGTTTCCCGGAAGACCGTTTATCAGCATCGCGCCGGACGAGCTCGTGTGCGTGAAGGTCGAGGTCACGATGTTGAAGTAGATGAGCGCGAGCGGACCCCACTTCCAATACTTCCCGATCTGAGTGGAGTACGCGATGTTCTGGTCGCCGACCGTCAGGGCTGTCAATACGGGCGTCCAGCTAACTCCCTCCTGCCAGTCGTCCATCGTGTTCGCATTGGCCGAGGGATTCTGGACGGCCGGGAATTGAAGCTGTCCCTGCGGGAGAAAGAGGGTCCCCGGAAGGCGCTGCTGGAGCGCGGCGTTTTTCGTCGCGTCGAGATGAACGCACTCAACCGCATACTGTCCGGTCGCGGGCCCGCTATTGGTAAAGGTCGCCGCGGAATTTGTAAAGACCGCTTTCACGAACATGCCCGTAAAGGCGCCCTGGATCGTGAGCGACTGGTTGAAGCTCGCATCTATGCTCCCGCTTCCGCTGTCGATCACAACGGCGGCAAGGAAGTTCACGTTATCGATCCGAATGGCAACCCCGCCCGTGACGGTCATGGGAGGAAGAACGTAAGGGCAGTTTGTGAGAACGAATTGCGAGCAAAACCCTGACGGCGTGCCATTGAAGAACACGCCGGACACGTTGATCGTGCAGGCATCCATGATGAGCCTCGGGATTTGCGCGGTCCCCGAGGATTCCACCACGTTCGTGCTGCCCGCGGCATTCTCGAAATGGCACTGCACGAAATTGAAATCGCCATTTGTGAGGCCGATTCCCGACAGATTGTCCACGAAGATGCAGCGCGTGGTCGAGCCT